AAAAAAGCCCCTGAAATCAGGGGCTTTCTTGCGGTTGGTTGGTGGAGACGGCGGGAATTGAACCCGATGCCGCACCCTTTCATAGCAACACACAAAACCACAAATCCCGGAAAAACAGCGAGTTGCTAAAAACCATATCCACACCGAACCACACAAAAACACAACGCCGTGGACACTTTGTTGACACCTCTTTGCTCTAAACGCTAGCGGGTTCATTTAAGACCGATAACGGTTAGAGTTTCATCTTTCTCTGCAGAGAAGCGATATGTAGTCTAAATTTGTAGGAAGTCTATACAGCTGGACATGGAGGTTCTCATGCGTCGCCTTAAATTGCTCTTTCTGTTGCTTGCTTTGTTGACGATTCAAGGTTGTTCTGGGGTCGTTACCATGGACGGACTCGCGGATGATGATATTTCTGAGATCGGCATTTACGCCGTTGACTCGTCCAAACGAGTCATCATGGCGGACATGGATAATGGGCGATTCTGTGCCGAGCCTCCCCCTGAAACACAGATGGAGTCGGAGAGTTCGTTTCGCATGCTGCTGGAGGCGGCAATCGATACAACGTCTGATACCGGAAAGATCGAGGCGTACCGAGCACTCTCCGAGAAGGCTAAGCAACTCTATCGACGCAGTCACTCTGTTCAGATGTATCGGGATGCTTCATATTACCTTTGTCAGTCATATGTGAATGGTGCCCTTAGTATAAGCCCTGACAAGGCCGAAGAGGTCCAAAAAGTATTTTCAGGTAAAAAGAAAAAATCTTCAGACCTCCTAGAAAGTAAGGAATCTGCTCTGAATAGTTTAGAGACTGATAAAGAATCTCTTGTCTCAAAGCTTAGTACTGTGGAGGAAAGTGATCGTACCGCGGTCGAAGATGCTGTGGATAAGAAAGAAGAAGAACTAGCGGAGTTGAGGAAAGAGATTCGGGAGCTTGAGTTAGAAGTACAGTCAGCAGAGCTCATTTTGAAATTCACTGAGCTTTTCACGGATGATATTTACATGGTCGCCCAAATGATGCTTGCTCGGCGAGCATTTCAATCCCTGGATGCAGAGGTCGGCGAGTTCTACGAGAGTGAACTTAGCCGCGAGAAGGGCAAAAATGAAGCTATGTCATCGGAGCTGGAATCGTTTAGGAAGGAATTTCAGACGATCACGGAGCAGCTAACCACGATACAAGCCGGTGTTGATGCTAATGCCGAGAAAATTAAGGCCTTAGAACCTGAAGATGGAAGTTCTGACGATGAAGACGAGGAGCAAACTGGTTCGTAAGTTTAGACCTTTTAGTCAGGCTATTTCAGTAGTTTAGTGAGCGCCTAAGACAACCATGTGCGGCCGCTATAACGTAATCGACGACCCCCTAGTCCAGGACCTTCTCGAAATCCTGGGCATCCCCATACGCGTCCAAACCCGCCTCAACATAGCACCGGGTGCAAAAGGCCAGATCGTCTACGAAACAAACCAAGGCAGAACCCTGGAAGACGCCATCTGGTCACTGCTCATCGAACCCAAACCCGACGGCAGCGGCTACCGCCCCTCACCAAAATACAGCACCTTCAACGCCCGATCGGGAAGCCTGGGAACCAGCCCACTTTGGAAAAAACGGTTTCACTCCCAGCGGGCCATCATCCCGGCCAGTGGCTTCCATGAATGGACCGGAGAGAAAGGGCATAAGCAGTGCTACAACATTCATCCCGTTAACATCGCTATCGCCTTTGCTGGCCTTTACGAGCTTTGGGACTTCCAGGGCGACATAGTCCCATCGTTTACCATCATCACCCTGCCACCACACCCAAGGTTCAGCCATATCCACCCTAAGAGCATCCCCCTGATGCTCAAACCGGAAGATTTCGATATGTGGCTGGACCCACACCTGACCAACACAGACCCACTCCAACACCTGCTTAAAACCAGCATCAGGGAAACATTGTCAGTGGAACCAATAAAGTCACCAGCGAACCTGGAGAAAGCGGGGGAGGGTGAAAAGATCGAAGCGGACCAGACGTAACCAAAAACCGTCGTGTAGGCGTTCTCTCACACGACGTTAAGACAAGTCCTCTAAAAACCACCACCAGGAACAGTAAACTGGCGCCGAGCTGTTTGGTCAGGACGACCGGAGCTCACCGCCGGCAAGGATGCCTGGCAAGCGCGACACCTGCATAGTGGTGTGACTACAGAGAGAGATCTGGTCTCAAGGTTTTAAGCCCCTTAGCCGTTTTTGCCTCCTCTGCAGTTAGCGACTATTCTTTGGGAGAAGCGTATAATGTCTAGGCTCAAAGGATTATTGTCGATCGTTTCTACAGCCAAGCAAGGGATTTGGTTACGAGGCATAGAAAGCGACCGTAGTGGTCGCAGAGGTTACTGAAATGGCACATAGTTCTAAAGCAGTTGCAAAATACTTTTTAGATAAAGCATCTGAGAAGGGCCTAAAATTTACTCCAATGCAGCTTCTGAAATTGGTATATATCGCGCATGGTTGGATGCTCGGATTGTATAGTAAGCCATTGATTTCAGAGGATGTAGAGGCTTGGGAGTATGGGCCTGTTATTCCTTCTCTTTATCATGCAATTAAGGCTTTTCGACATACACCTGTGACTAAGATACCAGGTGATGCTGCTGAGGATATGGCTCCTGACGAAGCTGATCTGATTGAACAGGTTATTGAACTTTATGGCGATAAAGACGGCATATTCCTGTCTACTATAACGCATCAAGAAGATACTCCGTGGTATAAAACTTGGAATTTTGACGGACGAAATGGCGTTATATCTAATGATATTATCGAGAGCCATTATGCGTATTTGTATCGGCGCGCAAATCAGCCTAGGCAAGAATCCCAGGGTCAAGCATTAGCGTAATTTTGTCTCGATATCAAAAGAAGGATCTATTTTATCGAAAGGGGAAATCGAACCGATACCGATTACAAGCGTGTTCCACCGCCACCACCGCCTCCCTCTTCCCCGTCAACGGGTGAGCATGAGGGTTATGCTAATTCACACGCCAACAATTTAGCTGAGAAAGAAGCGGAAGCCATACTGCATGGAAGCTTGGAGCAACATGCGAAGCATCGTGAGCATAAACGAACTCAAAGGTTTAAGGATAGTTTAAATTACGTTGGTGTTGGTGCAATTTGGATTCTCGCTATTGCGGTTCTTGCATCGGTTGTATTTTGGTTTTGGCACCTCTTAATGCCCGAATCATGGCATTTTTTAGTTGATGATCAGATTCGTAAAATTGAGACTGTTGTTTTCAGTGGTTTAGTAGTTGGTATAGCTCAGAGATACCTTTCTAAGCACATAGATTAGCCTTTTGGTGTTTAGTTGAATGTATTTACTCTGGTAACTTCTCCCTAGGCATATGGCTGAAGACGCCTCTCCTTAATGTAATGTCCAATCAGAAGGCCCTGGCTATTCTAAGCGCTCTATTCTTGTATCACATTCTTTGAATGTGGCCGCTAATCGGTATTTTTGCACTTTCTCGTAATTTATCTTTATTAGCTCCACCGATGCTTTGTAGCAAATAATTGATGCCGATACTGTTATAATAATTGGAATTATCAGACCAAACCCTTCTGTATATAAGAATAGACAGAATCCGGTGGAGTATATGAAGGATGTTGATCTGGAAATAAATTGCGATTCCTTACGTAGTTTTAGGGCGTTCTCGGCTGCCTCTATTTTAAGTTCATTTATTGTCTGGTTGTTCTCGGAGAGTTCCCTGGCCTCTGACTCTATCTTTTCATAAAGCGCTTCTGAGTGTAGAAGGCTTATCTCAGATATTTTTTTTATTGTCAGGTGGGTCAACACTGGGGATGCGATAAAAATCGCTACCATGATGAATAAAATGACCCATGTTTTTGTTGCTTTAATGCTATCTATAGCATTGGAAGCCACCAGGCTAACTTCAGTGTCCAGGAAGCTTAGGCTAGTGAATAATGATTTTTCGCTATAGAGCACCAAAAACAAGAAAAATAAGACGACTCGTTCCGGCGTTACCAGGGGGCCTAATGTTTTAGATATCTCTTGTTTGGCTAAGCCTTCAATCATTTATTCAGCAAATCCTATAAAAACAATATCGCCCCTAAGGTGGTCAAAAGACTCGTATACCGCAATTGGGCTTGCAAAAATTCTGATTGGATCGGAACCCAAGTTGTGATTATTTAATTGGGTTGCATCATCGTGAGAGGTTATGTGTAATGTCATTTCCTTTCTGCTTTCTGCATTGATGAAGCGGCCTTGAAATCCGAATCCAGCTGATCCAGACTGCTCAACCAAGCCTTTTAGAAACCCTGTATATATTATTGGTTCCAGTACTCTTTTGGTTCTTACGATTCTTCTAAAGTTTGATGCAATTTGTTCGTCAAACATAAAAGTTTGTGAGTTTCTCGGGGACAAAGTCGTAATAGATATGGTTGAGTCATCATAAGTAGAAAGCGGCGATGTCATCGTGCTGATATCGCGAAGTATTGATGCCTGAGCAAAGTTATGTTCTAAGCGGTCGCTTTGGTTCGAAATTCTTTGGTAGGTAATTTCATCTAATGCGCCAGATGAAAGCCTACTCTTCTTTTCTTCAATTTGTTGGTTTAGTGATGTTCTTGGTATTTCTGTTTTGACACATGCCTTTTCATAGGGCTGTTTTAAAAAATTGCCGAGTTTGTCCCCGACTCCATCCAATAGTTCCCCGATCAAGGGTATCTTTAATGAGCCTTCTTCAAAATCACCAAGATATAGGTCTGCTAGGCCATAATCCTTTCTTTTTAAGGTTGAAAATTTCGCCAACTGCCCATTTTGACTAAACGTAACCGTCTTATCTATTGCCCGTTGGAAGTGGGGTAGAGTATATGCTAACGCCCTGATTGAAATTGTTTTTTCTTTGATTATAGAACCATCAAAGGTCAGTATTAACTGCTTTTCCATACCGTGCCATTTTCCTTGTTTTTGGAGTTAATTATTTGGCCTAGTGTTGTCTGCGGCTCCTGTTCTTAGTAGCAAGTGATAAGTGTTCAATCGCCTGAAACCGCCACCACACACTACGACGGCCAGCCCTTTTGTTCTTGTCGTTCCCCTCGTCGGTCTCCATACCAGGAACTGGCGATTCTCGCCGCCAGGCTGAAACCTATCCTGTTTTCAGGCTGTTTTCCTTCCGCGCTTTTTCCATCTCGGGACTGATCTGACCAGCTTCCGGGATTGTTCGTCCGCTGACAAGCCACAGCGCAAAGTGAGGGTATAGGTCACAGACTGCCTCTATATGTTCCTCGTTTGCCCGTTGTTTCCCGCCCCTGATGTTTGCCCACTTATTTCTGTCTATTCCCGTCGCCTGTTCCATGTCACGCGATGAGATCTCCAAAACATTAAAAAGCTCAATTAGCCGGTCACGTATCATAGGTAAATTATACTGGTAAATAGTACGACGTGTATTATGATGGTAAATAATACGACGGTATATCTACGTCGTACCCATGTAGAACAGTGTAGCAGAGTGCAAAACAGTGGACGAGCAAAAACAAATCATCTTGCTAGCAACCCCGGTCATGACCCAGGACCGCTACGCCCAGCTCACGGGTTTAACGGAAGGGCAGGTAAGGGGCCAGATCGAAAAGGGCCACCTGCCATCCCTGAAGATTGGTCGGGTGCGCATGGTGAACATCGCCGCACTGTCGCAACAGGCAATGGATAAGGAGGACTGGCAATGAAGCCCTTAAACCGAGTTGGACAAAAAGCCCAGACCATCGTCCGTGTGGCTCACCACAAAGGCCGCACCCTGTCCTGCACCGTCTTCTTTTTTAACGGCACTGAATTCGTGGCGTCCTCCGAACGCCTGGGCCCCGCCCGACTGTTCCGACCTGGAACCGTCGCCGTCAGCGCCTCAGGCCGTCAATGGATGGCCGTAGGCGGTAACCGCATCCACGGTGCCGCCGGCTGGCGTTTCGTCTCTCCCTACGTCGACCAGGGCCCCATTGACCATGACGCCGTCCGCTTCATCGACAACCCCAAGGCCCTGAAGATCCGCGCCAAACTGGACGCCTACCTGGAGTACTACCAGAGCGTCAAAGGCGTTCTTCCGCGTGCTGTTGTCCTTCGCCGCGAACAACTCGCCACCTGCGGCGCACTACCAGGACAACTCTACAAAGGCATCCGCCTGGAGGCCTTCTCATGACCCCGACCCTCCGACACCGCAAACAGCAAAGCATCCAGTCCGTCGTCAACGTCGCCGTGCACCTCTACAACACCGGCGAGTGGGATGCCTACTGCGACAGCATCACCAAGCTCCTGGGCATGGCCGACGCCTTTAACGAACTCGACGATGGCCTGTTCAACTTCGCCATGGACTGCGTCAACGCCCTGAGCCGCTTCACGCTCCAGACCACCGTCACCGACTTCAACACCTGGGCCGCCACCCATGCGCCCGAACACGTGAGGGCAGCGGCATGACACACCGGACCCACAACCCAAGTTTTGCCTTCCAGGGCCCACCCTCGTCCTCTGCACTCACCCCGGATGCCCTGGAAGGCCTTTTAGACACCCTCCTGCAGCGCCTGAACCACCTGCAGGACGTTCGCACCGACTACCCGTGCGACTACCTGGCCCGCTGCAAAGCCGGCTTCACCGACGCCCTCATCCACGAACTGGAAGCCAGTGGCCACCACAGCCCGGCCTTCGATCGCCTGATCCAACTGCGCGACGCCTGGGACTGCGGAACCCTGGACCTCCCCAACGTCACGGAGCAAAACCCATGAGCCACATCCCCCCAAGAAAAACCAAACCCGACGACAAAGAACGCCGCTTCTACGTCAGCGCCCCCAGCTCCTGTTACCTGCAACTGCAACAGGAAGCCGTCCAACGAGGAACAGACCTCTGGACCCTGGGTGGTGCGGTCCTGCGCTCCTGGTTAGAGGCCGGCTGCCCGGATCTTGGCTTTCAGGCCCAACCCCCTGAACAGCCTTCGAGTCCGCCCCCGTCATCGTCACCACTCGCGCACGAGAAGGGGGCCGGACAGTGAGCGCTGCAAGGCTGGCGCGCAGCGCCAGGGCCAACGGCCCCCTGGCCTTGTGGCGGTCACTGGCTGGTCCACAGTGCGCACAAATAGTGGTGAGGATGTCGGGGGAGGACGGCCGCCCCTTGATTCCGAGCCATGAGCACAAGAGGCAAGCGGAGCGCGGCAGGCGACAGGGATCGTTACCCGTAAGGGTGGGCACCTTAGTGCCCAGGAGCGCAGCGAGTAGAGCCCGCCCCGTAAGGGGTCGCGATACCCAGGTTTAACCCCCCCCCGGAGCATCCGGGATTCACAACCCAAGCAACAGCAAACCAAAACCAGAGGACACACACCATGGAAAACTACCTGAACCTCATGATCATCGGCGCCACCCGCTACGACATCGACGGCAACCGAGGCGGCTCCCTGTGGGCTTACTCCCCAGCCGAAGCCGACGACGACAACCGCGTCGGCAACGAAGTGATGAAAATCGCCTGCGACTGGAAGCACATTGACCAGCTCAGAAACCACGCCGAACGCCTCCCGGCCATGTTCACCGTCAAAGCCCAGATGAAAGCCGGGCAGGGCGGCAAGATCACCTTCAAGGCCCTGGACATGAAGCCCCAGGACCAAGTGAAGAAAACCGCGTAACCGGACAAGGAGACTGACCGGTGAGCAAAGCAATCCTGTGTGACGGCAATTGGACAATCACAGCCTCTGGCTGGGACTGCACCGGCGCCATCACCCAGGTGGTGTACACGGCCCCCGTCGAGTACACCCCGGCAATGATCGCCGAAGCCATCTTCCATGGCTTCAGCGTGACCTTGCCACTCATGGCGGTCGCATGGGGCGGTCGCCAACTCCTGAAAATGTTGAGGTGAAATATGAACGCTCGCAAGTACGAAGCAGCACAAGCTCGCCCGTTCGTGGCGAAAACCCCGAACGCGCCGAAGATCCGCCAGGGCTTCCTGCGGTTCAGCGTCGCCGGCATGTCCATGTTCATGGCTGCCGCCGCCAACGCCGCCGACTGGTCCACCATGACCGGCGGCCTGGACTTCTCCGGTGAAATCACCGGCGTCATCGCCGTCGTCGGCGTCCTGGCCGGCTTCTACGTCGTCCGCAAAGGCGGCCGTCTCCTGCTGAGCATGATCAAGTAGGAGCACACCGGTGGCAGAGCTATGGGACTGGACATTCTTTCTGATGGGAGCCGCACTATGCGTCTATCTGTTCAAGGATGTCTGATCCTGTGGCTCTGCCTTCTTTCAACCGAAGCCTTCTCGGCCTGGGATTATCAATACGGCCGGGATCAATACCGGTACGGAACCGCCAGACAATCCTGTGAAGCCTGGCTCGCCAGTTCCGGTCAGTCCTACGATCATATCGACATGCACGACCCCAGCGAACCCAATGCCGAAGGCCGCTACTCGCAAGGTTGCACCGCTAAGGACCAGTTCGACCGCTTTCTCGCCCAGGTCACCAACTACTACAAGCCCGAAGAATGCAACGAAGCTTGGATGCACGAGAAGAACCCCATTACCGGTGAACAACCCCTGGGCACCTGTGAATGCGCCGCTGGCTGGGAAGACGCCGGAGCGGACCAGAACCCCCGCTGCCAACTCCCGGACCAGACCCCCGAAGAATGCAAAGAGAACGGCCAGGTGCATAACCCCAACACCGGCCTGTGCGAACTCGAATGCGAACACGGCCAACTGAACGGCTCGTGCCTGCCGCCGCCCGAAGAGCCCAACGAATGCAACAGCGACAGCCCCGACTACCGGGGCCAGATCGTCCAGGGCTACGGCAAGAGCCCCATCAACTTCTGCGGCGACATCGACCAGTGCTCCGGTGACAAACCCGGACAGATCGGCCTGGTTAACGGCGAGCTACGCTGCATCGCCGAAGACTACGGCGTGCCCAAATGCAAAGGCGACTCCATCAGCATCGTCGACGACTACGGCTTCGTCTGCGAACCCCTCACCAACCAACCCGAAGAGCCGCCAGAAGAAGACAACCCGCCCAACACCGACACCGACGGTGACGGCGAACCCGACGAATACCAGCGCGAGAACGACCCCGACGCCGTCAACAAGGGCCTCGATAAAGTCGTTGACGCCATCAACGAAGGCAACAGCAAAACCGACACCAGCAATCAACACCTGGGCAATATCGAGAACGCCGTCAAGGACATCGCCAACAACGTCGGCGCCTTAAAGCAAATGGGCGAAAACGGTGAACTCGGTGGTGGCGGAGGTGGTGGCCCCGGTGGCGGTGGTGAAGGCCTCAAGAACGACCAGGGCGAGGATTACCTCAGCGACCTGGCCGACATCAAAGAGAACACCAAGAACACCGCCGACGGCATCGACGACCTGAACGAAAAACTCGACGACCCCGAGAACGGCTATTCCACCGACGGCCTGGGCGATGCACCCACCTTCGAGGAAAGCGCCGTTCGCCTCCAGGGCATCATCACCGGCAACCCCACCATCGAGGCGGTAACCACCATCCCGACCATCGCCGAGAACACCACCTGCCCGGTGTGGACCATCCCGGCCACCGACTACTGGTCCGCCATGCCCCTGGATACCCATTGCGACATCCTCGAAACCCACCGTGGCCTGCTGTCCCTGGTCTTCATGGCCGCCTGGACCCTGGCCGCCGTCTTCGTCTTCCTGAGGGCCTGAACCATGATCCAGAAATTCCTAGACGCACTGATCGACATCATCCTTTGGGCACCGCGCATGCTGTTCAGCTGGCTCATCGACGCCGTCGAACACATGATGGGCTGGCTGCCCGAGATCCAGGTGGTGGATGTGGAGAACATCTTTAACGGCCTGGGTGGCCAGATGCTCTACTTCCTCACCATGTTCGAGTTCTCCTATGGGCTCACCGCCGTGATGACGGCCCTGATCGCCCGCTTCGTCCTCCGTCGCATCCCGTTCATAGGCTAAGCCATGTCCATTGTCGGATACGCCGGCCTACCAGGATCGGGCAAAAGCTACGGCGTCGTCGAAAACGTCGTCATCCCCGCCCTGGAATCGGGCCGGCACATCATCACCAACATCCCGCTCAAGCTCGGCAGACTCTCGGACGACTTCCCGAAAGGCAAAGTCACCCTGTTCGACAACAAGGACGCCGAAGACGACCCCGGCTTCTTCGACCTGGAGCGCCACCCCGCCGGGGTTATCTGGATCATCGACGAAGCCTGGCGTTTCTGGAAAAGCGGGATGAAGGCCGTCAACATCCCCCAGAACCAGAAAGAGTTCTTCACCGAGCACCGCCACAACGTCGGCGAGGACGGCAGGACCAACGAAATTGTATTGGTGACCCAGGACCTGGCCCAGCTCTGCGCCTTCGTCCGGGGCCTGGTGGAAGAAACCTACCGCGCCGTCAAACTCACCGCCATCGGCCAGAAGAACAAATACCGGGTGGATGTCTACATGGGCGCCGCCACCGGCCAGAAACCGGGAAAACCCATGCGCCAGCTCTACGGCAGCTACAAGCCCGACATCTACCAGTACTACAAGAGCCACACCCGAAACAAAACCGACTTCGCCGCCGGCATGGAAGAGAAAGCCGACGACCGGGCCAACGTCCTGAAGCACCCGCTGATCAAGTTCGGCATCCCCGTGGCCATCCTGATCATGGTGTTCGGCGTCATGCGCGTCGTCGCCTACTTCAGCACCGGAGAGTCAGACACAGAGCCAACACCAGGTGTACCCGCAGAACAAGCGACCCAAACCGTCCGAACCGCCGACAGCGCCAGAGCCCAACCAGCCACCCGAACCCGACTCACCTCGGACCAGGAACCCAGGGCTACCCACCAGGTCGCCTTCGAGATCGAACCCGGCTGGCTCCCCGTCTCCGACAAGTGGCGCATCGTCGGCAAGGTCAACGGCGTCTACTGGATCTGGGGCGAGCACGGCACCCGCAAGATCCACAGCCGCATCTGCGCCAAGTTCCAGCGCACGGGTGAACCCTACTGCGTCATCGAGGGCAAGCTGGTGACTTACTACAGCTACAAGGAGCCCCAGCGGGTCGACGAACGGCCCGAAAGCCGCAGTTACCTGGACACCACCACAACGGAAGGCGACGGCGCGTGAGTGCGAGCGGAGCGACCACCACGCGCCGCGCCAGCGGCAGAGACGTCCCTGTAACACGTCTCATGGAAAACGACGACAGTCGATTTACGACCACAGACAACCACAGAAGGCCACAGATGAAAATCAAAGACTTTGAACGCATGGACATCACCACCGGGGAAATCGGCAAAGGGGATCTGTTCATCGGACCGGAAGGTCAGCAAGTAAACCTCCAGGACGTCAACGTCCTCTGGACCGGTGTCGATACCGTCCGCCAACTGTTCGAGGGCAGACTGAAACCCGAACCCCTGGCCGAGATCGTCACCGCCTACGAATCCAGCTTCGACGCCACCGTCACCGTCAGAAACATCCCGTTCCGCGTCCAGTCCGGCAGGCGAGGGGGATTCAAGTACATCCTGCAAAACCGGGAATACGGCCTCACCATCCTGCTCCAGAACTTCTACGCCGAAGCCGACAGCCAGGGCACCCACGTCAAGATCGAAACCTCGCCCCGCTGGCTTTACGAACGTTCCAGCCTGCAGATCCACGACGAACTCACCGAATGGGGCATGCACTTCCTGAAGGGTATTAAACCCGTCGGCATCGCCTTACACCTGGCCGTGGACTTCCAGGGCTGGGAACCACCCCAGGACTTCGCCCAGCACTTCGTCACCCGTGCCAGAACCATCAGCGTGCACAACGGCATTAGCGACCTGCACTTCAAAGGCCTGGAAGGCAGCACCGTCAACGGACGGGGCGAAACCTACACCTTCGGAAAGGCCAACAGCCTCCAGGTGTGCCTGTACGACAAATCCAAGGAAGTGGACGTCTCCGACAAACGCGCCTTCATGGAAGGCATCTGGGAATGTGCGGTCAATGAACAGTCCTTCCCGGACACCTGCTATGACCCTGAAAAGCCCGTCTGGCGCCTGGAAATACGTTTCCATCACCGCATCGTGAATGAGATCTCCCAGGGCACCCCCGGCATGAACCCCATCTATACCTATATGGACGCCGTGCCCCACCTGACCGGCCTGTGGCAATATGCCCTCACCGGCAACCGCTACGAGGTCAAACGGGAATGGGTCCACCCCATCTGGACCAAACTCCGGGAGGACGTCGGCTTTGGTTATTCAGCGCCAGACCTGATGTACAAACGCGTAAAAAAGGAACCCGGTTGCGGCAACGAAAAGAACGTCTCCCTGGCCTTCGGAAACCTGCTTTCCATCTATGCACGCAACCGGTTTAACGCAAGACAGGCCTGGGACTGCCTCAAGAAATCCGGCTTATGGGAGGATCTGTGCGCCTACTACCGACGACGGGAGATCTATGAAAACGAGCTCTTCCAGCTCGTCCAGGACGGACTCACAAAACGACGACTACTGACCAAGGTGGCCGCATGATCAGGAAGCTACCATCGGGACGGTGGCAGGTAGACCTGCGAACGGATGGCCGGGGTTCAAGGCGTATCCGGAAAAGCTTCGATTCCAAGGCTGAAGCAAAACGCTTTGAAACCTTCGTTCTGACCAAAAGCGCAGAAGGGAAGGAGTGGAACCCCTCGAAAGCCGATAACCGGAGATTAAAGGATCTGATTCAGCTCTGGTTCAACGCCAAGGGTGTCCACCTGAAGGATGGCGAGCGTCGCAAACGCTGCCTGGAAACAATTGCTGACTTCATGGGCAACCCCATTGCCAGGACAGTAAAGCCTTCGGCATTCCTCGCGTACCGTGCCCACAAGATCCAGGAAGGGGCTAGCAAGAAAACTTTGAACAACCACCTGGGCTATCTCAACGCGGTGTACAACCAGCTGAACCGGTTAAAGGAAGTAGACTTTGAAAACCCTTTCCGCCACGTCGAATCAATCCGACTGGATGAGCGGGAACTCTCTTGGCTCACGGTTGAACAGATCCGGCACCTGCTCAAAACCATCAAGGATTTCAGTCAGAATCCACACGTTCACCTGCTTACCAGGATATGCCTGGCAACCGGTGCCAGGTGGGGAGAAGCAGAAAATCTGCAGCTGCGTCATATCCAAGAAGGCAAGCTCACGTTCGTGAACACCAAAAGCGGGAAATCCAGGTCTGTGCCTGTGGCCTTTGGTCTATTCAAAGAGATCCAGGAACACCTGAAACAGCATGGTAGCTTCAGCTTCTCGCTCTCTGCGTTTCGTCGGGCGTTGGAGAAGTCCGGAATTCAGCTTCCGGCAGGGCAGTCTGCACACGTCCTGCGCCATACCTTTGCCAGTCATTTCATCATGAATGGTGGAGACATTCTCTCGCTTCAAAAGATCCTGGGGCACGCTTCGATCTCTATGACCATGCGATACGCCCATCTCTCTAGCGACCATTTATTGGCAGCTAAAGCTCTGAATCCGCTTGAAAACTGAAAAAAGTTGTTTTTTTGACACGCAAAAACGTGACCAACTCCACAGGATCGGGTATTATCCAGTGGTCGTAGTCACGACAAGGAGCATTTTGAGGCGGCAACCTCTAAATGCAATGGCTGTATCTAATTGGGACGCTGATTATATCGCTTGTTTTATGAAAGTAAACCCTTGGTTTATTTTTCGCAAGTAAAAAGATCAGTTTTACGGCCTTCTGATGGATCAGTTCCATTAATCATCTAGTAAAGAGGGCCTGAAAATGGCTAAGACGACAGAGGCGCATAAAAGCGCGAAAACCGGTGAGTTTGTTTCCGAGAAGTACGCTGAAAAGCATCCGGATACAACTTATAAAACTGAAGTGAAGAAAGGCCCCGTCAAGAAACGGAAGTGAATGGCGGTGGACGTTTTGTGGACTGGATCAAGGACGAACTAGTCCCATAACGAAAAAAAGCCCCTGAAATCAGGGGCTTTTTTGCGGTTGGTTGGTGGAGACGGCGGGAATTGAACCCG